AACCCGCAAATCCTGGACAATATCAATTTTGATCAACAAGCCCGCAACATCGCCGAAGCCTACGGCATGGATAAGCGGGTGGTATACGACATGACAGACGTAGAGAGAATGAGGAAGGCAAGAGCGAAGGCACAACAGGAGGCAATCGCTCGCGCCCAGCAATTACAAGGGCTTGAGGTAGGCAGCAAAGCCCTGGCAAATGTCAGTAAAATACCGCCTGAAATGATGACACAGGCGGAAGGAGCAATGCAGTGAACGTGACTATTGAAATGCAGGACGCCGCGAAACAAGAGCAAGAGGAACGCAAGATTTTCCGGCGCGTATTCGAAACCCAGGACGGAAAAAATGTCCTGACATGGATATTGAACGAGTGCCGGTATTTTTCCCAAGACGCCAAAGAGATAGACCCGCTCTTGATGGGCTTCTGTAATCGGCTGCTGGGGAAAACCGGAATTATACACCCGGTCAATTTATTTGAGGACGTTGAGGCCCGCGTAAGAAATGCCAACGACCGCGACCTTGAACAAATCATAAACGGAGTACAAGACGAACAAGGAGGCGCTCTGTAAAATCTGTAAAAAAGGATTTTTTATTTTTATTAGCACCGGATACTGGAACTGCCGGAGGTGAACCGCCAGCCACACAACCGGCTCCGGCCACTATCACACCCGCAACATCACCAACAGAGGAAGCATCGACCGCAGCAACACAGCCAGCAGAAGAAGGGGAGGAATGGAAAGGCTGGTGGGCAGCACAACTCCCGAAGGAAACCCGCGAGAAGCACAAGGACAATCTGCAAGGTTTGAAGGGTAAGCAACTCGGTGAAATTTTTGACGAATATTTCTCCAACAGAACAAGGTTGCAGAATGCTGTAGTTTTCCCTGGGAAGGGCGCAACCCCGGAGGAGGTAGACACATTCCTCAAGCGCATGGATATCCCCAAAACCTCGGCAGAATACGGCATCGAAGCGAAGATGATCCCCGGCCCCGATACCGAAGAAACCAAAGCAGCAGCAGCACAGGGCCTCGCCGATTTTTTCAGGAGCATTGGCCTCACGAAGAACCAGGCAAAACAAATGTTTGGGCAGTATGTGGGAATCATTAAAAACGTGAGCGAAGCCGGAGCAGCACGGCAAAAAACCCTCGCTGACTCGTTCGAGGAACGACTGCAGAAAGACATTGGCGATGAGAAGACCGCCACCGAGACCAAGGAATACTTCAAGAGAGCGCTGATAGCTCTGGGAGACAAGAACCTTGTCGCGGAACTGAATCAGAGCGGAATGTTATACAGTACCGCATTTGTCCGGGGCCTCGCTGATATTTGGAAGGCAGGCAATCAGGAACCGCCCATACCGCAGGCGAGCCCCGGAAGAGAAGAATCGAAGAAGGACGCACTCCCCAAGGGTGACCAATTCAGACAAGCATACGGAGGTAAGAGATAATGGCCGGAATATTAGACGAAGTAATGGACGGCATCAATGCCAAAGAAAAGCAGGGGCAGACACCACCAGTAACCCCACCCGCAACGCCACCGGCGCTAACTACACCCCCGGGGCAGGAACAGACGAAGCCAGCCGCAGAGGGCAAGCCGGTGAACACCTACAGCGACGACTTTAAGGAGAAGTACGGAGAAAAGAACGAAAAGAAAGCAACAGAAAAAACTACTTGACAAAATTTTTTCCGTGGTGTAATTTTTTAATATATACGGGGCCGTGAACAATGACCACGGCCCTACCAGCATGGCTGGGTAGAGCAAGACGCTCACCGGCACCGTGCTATCGAGCTGACCAAGCTCAATTAACCAGCAGGAGACCAAAAGGCGCAGGCCTGCGCTGAATAGTGATCCGGGCCGGTAAATTGCCAGATGGGGAAGCGAGGGCGCGCAGGAGTAAAACCCTGTCGCCGTCGTGCGTCCAACAAAAACCAAGTTTTTGAAGGAGTAACCAAATGGCAATTTTAGCCCAGAACAAGCCGTTCACTTTGGCTGAAGCCAATAAGATGAGCGGCAATGTCGAGACTGCAAACCTGCTGGCCGACTTCCAACAGAGAAACGCATTTCTCGACGAGGTAACGTGGTTCCCTACCACGCACGGATCGCACACCGAAGAATTGAGGGCGAAGCACCTCGAAGGCGGCGAGTTTACCGAAGTCAACGCGGGTATCCCCGAAGTCGGCGGCACCGCAGATATTCTGAAAGAACCGGTCAAGATTTACGAAGGTGAATCTGTAGTACCGGATAAGATTCTGGAATTCGCGGACGATCCCTATAAGGCGAGAGACAGCTACGACACTATCAATCTTGAAGGAATCCTCCAGGATTTCAACAAGCGAATCCTGTACAGCAGGAACCCCGCAGACAGTAAAGCGTTCAAAGCGCTTACCGAGCGCAAAGCAGCCGTAAACCCGGCAAACTTCTGCTTTTCCGCAGGAGGCACCGGTACCGGCTTGACCAGCGCCTGGCTGTTTGAATTTGGCAAAAAGGGTTTCCACTTTATCTACGGAAAGCACACCAGCCCCGGCCTTTCCAACACCGACGAAGGGAAGAAGAACCGTATCGCTCCTGACGGAGCCGGTTACCACGACGTGTGGATACGCCGTTATTCAATCAACGCCGGTATCGTTGAGGGCAGCCCCAGGGCATTTATGCGGATATGCAACATCGCCGTAGACCCGGACGATCCGCACCACTTTGATCCGAAGCTGCTTATCATGAGATGCAAGCCGTACCTTCCCACCCCCGGAGGCGGAGGCGCTGTCTTGTTTGTACCGCCCAGCGTGTACGGACAAATAGAAGCCGCTGCCTGGGACAAGGGAAACGTGAGCATCACCATCAGCGAGATCGAGAATTTTGGTTTGGTACCGAGAATCGTCGGTATACCCGTCCGCCCCTGGGATGCAATCAGCGAGAACGAAAGCGCAGTTCCCGCAGCGGCGTAAGGAGTTTAATACAATGACCGATTATCTAAACAGGTTCGGAACCGTAACCAATACCGGTTCAACAAACGTCCTGGACTTCGCAGCCATTGACCCCCGCGCGGCGATGCAGAACCACCGCACCGGCGAGCAGCACGAATCCACCGTGGTATTCCATGCAGCGGCAAACATCACTGGCAGCGTAACACCGAAGCTGCAGGACAGCGACGACAATTCGACCTTTGCTGACCTTGTGACAGGACAGGCCGTTACCAACCCCAAGGCCGGAAACTTCGCGCTCATACCGATGCCGAAAAAGCATAAAAGGTATATGCGGGCAGCTCTGGCCGCCGCAGCGGAAGGCGTGACTGCATTTTTGGAGCCTGGCCCCTCACAGACCAGGCAATAGAAACCAAAGCGCCGGTGTAATCACCGGCGCCATTTTCATTATTTGGAGGACACAATGAAATTTTTGTGTAAGACAGAATTCTATCACAGCGGAGTAAGGCTTTACACCGCTGGCACTGTTTACAGCGACATCACGGCGAAAGCAGCCGAAGAACTGATAGCCGTTGACAAGGACATACCGCTTGGGGCCCTTTCATTTTTCACGCCGGTTGATGAAGAAGCCGTAAGCTTTGTGAAAGCCAAGAAAGGGAACCCGGCCCCTGCTGGCGGAGGCAATACCGAGACCACCCAGCCGTCCCCGCCCAAGAACGCGGAATTGATAGCGGAGGCAAAGAACCTCGGTATTAAAGGCGTAGAAAAAATGACCGTGGAGGAATTGAAGCAGGTTATTGAGGTAGCCAAGAAGGAGCAGCCGCCTAATCTTGCCGCCTCCGCTACTCCGCCCGCCCCTGCTGGCGGAGGCAATACCGAGACCACCCAGCAGCAGGTATAACCATGATAGAGCCGGCGGACGAATACAAGGATCAACTGAATGATTTATACGCCGTGGACGGAGATGAGTGGTACACCTACAATTTGCCCCTCGACGTTGTCCGCCAGCGCATGGTTTCTACTCATAATGGGGAAGTGATTGGCGGCATTGATTTGTTGGTAAACCTCGCCGCCAGCGCAGTCCTTGAAATACCCATTATGACGCTTTCAGAAAAACACCGGTATATTTTTGCAAAGGATGTCATGACATTTATCCGTTACCTGATGCAGAAATACCGGAAGATGAACTTCTTTGTTTTAATAGGCAGCCCCACAGAAAAGACCTATGACCGCCTGGCAAAAATACTCGGTTGGAAGATCGTCGGCATTATGGAGAAGCAGGTACTGAATACCTATGGCGAATGGAACGACATCAAATACTACGAGTGGATAAATCCAAATTGGAGGCCGGGAGATGACTGACAGTGTAAATTACACCGCGAGCTGGACGCAAATATGCAACCGCGCCCTCGGAAGGCTGGGAAGCGATACCATTACCGACTTGTCAGAGGGAACCCAAAATGCGGATTATTGCAATAGGTTCCTGCCGGAAGCAATAGAGTACATACTTGGACAATGGGACTTCAAATTCGCACGAAAACGACAGCGACTCGCCCTGAACGCAGATAGACCCGCGTTCGGCTGGAAGTACCAGTTTAATTACCCGATGGACTGCATAAGGCTGGTGAAAGTTTACGGCGGTAGCAACGAGAAGCCGGAGGACAGCGAATGCGTACCGTATCAAATGGAGAATGGGAAAGTCCTCACCGATGCGGAAGCGTTACAAATTATTTATATAGCCCGCCCAGACGACCCGAACCTGCTGCCCCAATCGGTACGGAAAGCAATCAGTACACACCTTGCTTATTTGTTAGCAACGCCGCTCACATCGAATGAACAACTTATCGCGCTAGTCGCTGCGGAAAGCCAGGCCGCTATTGAAATTGCAAAGAAAGAGGACGCGCAGATGAACTATGACCCGGACGCGGTAGGCAAAGATTTTCACACGGAGGCAAGAACGTGAACATAAGCCTTTTATACAATGTATTCATGGGAGAGACCAGCCCGCTTATCGCGGCGCGGATAGACAGCCCAGCCCATGAAATGGGAGCACGGCGCATGGAGAATATGATCCCTATGCTGACCGGAGGACTACGGAAACGACCTGGGACATGGTATGACGGTACCACTGGGCTGCCCTCAATAAATCCTAAATACGGTAAAGTCCGCCTGATACCCTGGATAACACGAAACGGAACCTGGATCCTAGAATTGACAGATTCAACTGTGCGGTTTTGGACTAAAACAGGAGATGGAAAATATGCTGAAAATTATTACTATACCAACACCAACTTAAAGGAAGAATATCTGCCGAACATACAGTACGCGGCATCGAATAATACTATATGGCTAGTCCACCAGGATATGGTGCCCATAGTGTATCCGATCCCTTTAGGCATATCTGCATCATTACAATTCACGGGAAAAAATTTCGCGGTTCCAGGTTATTATCCTGGAGCGGTAGCCTTCTTTGCCGGCCGGTTATGCTTTGCGGGAATGAAGAACGAGCCGAACCGCATCTATATGAGCAGGGCGCCAAACAGCCTTACGGGGGAGAAGAGGCATCTAGACTTCACGACAGGGGACAATCCGGCTGATGCCATAGTCCTTGAGGAAAACGATATGCATGGCAGCCAGATACAGTGGATAACCGCAAGTAAAAGATTCCTAGTAGCAACCGAGAGGGCAACATGGAGCGACACCGGAGACATACCGACCCCGGCCACCTTCGACCTGAACATTATTGAGCACAAAGGATCACACAAGTTTCAGGCTCATGGCTGCAAAGAAATGGTAGTGTACATAGGCCGAAACGGGAAATCACTCCACGCCCTTGTTTGGAACGATAACACCCAGAACGGTAGTTACATAGACTTGGATATTTCAGAATACGCCGCTCATTTATTCACTGCCGGAATCAAAGATTTTGCGATAATGGATTACCCGTACTCGCTGATCTGGATCGTCACGAACGACGGTACACTGGTAAGCTGCACAATCGACATTCGCAGAGGTATAATTGCCTACGCAAAGCACCCAACAGACGGAATGGTTGAGGCCGTAGCCGTTTTAGCGGAGGAGACCGAAGACGTTCTGTTTATGGTTGTCCGGCGGGGAACCGACCAAAATGTCGAACACCTGTTCCTTAAAGACCTGATAAACGAAGACTTTACGGACAGCCACTACGTCGATGCAGGGGAAAAACACACATTCAGTACGCCTACAACAAAGATCACTGGTCTGCATCGGCTCCGCGGAAAGATAATCAGAGTTTTTGCAGACGGAGTCATTGAACCGCCCGTAAAGGTACATGATAACGCATCTGGCGGTTATTATTCTGGCGAGGTGGGACTTCAAAACGCTGTAACGAAGGTACACCTCGGGCTACCGTACAAGGCGGTATTTTCCCCCAACGAACGACAGATACCGGCGAATGGTACGAGCGTAGGGAAAAAGCGCAAGATTGAAAAGATCACCCTAAAAACGTACAAAACCATCGGAGGGAAAGCGGGAGTCACCGAGGAAAAATCTACCGAGCTGATTACACAACGATACGGAGGGTATGTATTGGGATCGGCGCCGGAACCGTTTACCGGAGAAGTTGACGTGACGGTAGCAGGAAATATTGATACCGAAGGGAAACTGATAATAACGCACGAGGAACCAGTGCCCTTTACCATGCTTGCGCTCGTTGAACGAGTGACTATTTTGGAGGCTTAAGATGCCCGCAATACCAGTCATAGCAATAATTGCCGGAGTTGTAGGAGCCGGAGCATCAATAGCCGGCACCGTAGTTAGCGCCCGACAGGGACAGGCGCAGAATAATGCAGCACAGGGTCAATTAGATGTTGCTGGAGCACAACTGGCTTTACAGCAGCAGCAATCAAAACTCAATGCGGAGAGCCAAATCCACGGCTACGAACAAGAAATAGATGCCCTGGAAGGTAAAAAAATACAGTACGGCATTGATATCAGAGATGCGCAAAGTCAAATAGACAGTTACGATAAATGGCTGGCGAATTACAGCGATCAATATGCGCAAGAAGTCCAAAGCAAACAGACCCAGATAGACACCCTTATGGCAAGCGGTAAAGAAACGTACGAAAATTTTCTGAACGCAATCGGATACGCTGATGCACTGGCGGGAGCAACAGGACGGGTAGGGGCAGGGACTTCCCAAGCGCATACTACCGGAATGCTTGACCGGAAACTCGTGGATTACGTGGGAGAAGATCGGACACTTGATGCAAACGGCGGGCTGTTCGGATCACAATTAACCAAAGAAAACATGGATATGGATCAGCTTAAAGTAGACCTCGAATTCCAGCGGCAAGAAATGGTGAGCAACAGGGCGAAAATGGAACTCTCTATACATGACTGGAGAAATTCAATCGCACTGACAGACCAGAGCATAGCAAATAGTACAGCAGCGAAGAATGACCTACAGGATTTCATTAAACTTCAAGGGTGGTAGGAGGCTGATGTAAGACTAATACGGATAAATTACGATCCACTCCGACGATCAAAAGGCGCGGTAAGCGACGCGCAGCAGTCCCAATATTTGGAAGGCGACATCAGGCTGGCCCAGCGACACTTCGGCCTTGAACGACAAAGCCTAAACTTACAGAAACAATCTATAGATATACAGCAGAATATGCTCGACTTCAATAAACAAATGTTACCGTGGCAAATCGGCATTCAGGCCGCCGGGACGCTATCTCATGTTTTGAGTTCCGCGGTGAGTATTTATAATGCCATTGATAGTTATTCAAAGCAGAAAGAAATAAAACTAGGCGAAGATTTTAGAAGCGCTATGGAGAATCAGAAAGCATATGAAATTTATCATGGCATCAAACCGGAAATAACATTCGATGAAAAAACCGGGAAGTATAGTGCTCTTACGCCGGAATCCCAAAAGATAAAAAATGATTTTCTGCAAAGGGTCAAAGATGAGATGAGCGGCCCAAAATGGGGGAACGCTGGCCGCGCCGAAGAGATGATCAGTCAAATATATTCAGACATCAATACCGCCTCTGCGAAGATGCTCGGCGTCGAGGCGGAACGGCTGCTTACCCAGCAATTCGCCATAAACCGCAAGGACGGTATTCAGAATGCCATAGCGGGGGATTTGACGCTTTACAACCAAACGATGAAACAAGCCAAAGATTGGATGCCAGACCATGTGTTGGAGCAAATGACAGCCGAGGACATGAGAACAATTCGTTCGGGGCAGGTTGAAAACGCGGCTATGCAAATCGGCGGGGCCAATGGCATGGACGCGGTTGGAGCTTTCTTAAAAGAGCAAGACTTAACCAAAGCTCAGAGCGCCGCGATATTCTCACAGGCACAGCAGGCAAGCAATCAGGCAGTAACCGCCGCAACCACTGCAGCTACTGAAACATACAACACCAAACTCTCTAACGGAGGAACCATAGGCGACTCATATCGGGCAGCAATAGCAAATCCGAGCAGTAATCCGGCTGTCGCCGAGGCTGCAAAGAAAGCAGCGCAGACGGTGCAGTTTGAATCGTTGAGTAACAGGTTCGGGCAGGATTTGGCAGGTTCTGACGCAATGAGCGTTGAAGAACTTAAACAATTAAGGAAGGTGTACGAGAACCGGCGCAGTGATTATCAGGATCAAGGAACGCTTTACGACCAGCACATGGCCCGGTTTGACAGGGAGATAGCGCAGAGCCAGACACGAAGCGGAGGAGGTTCCTCTGCATCAACGAGGATAGAAGCCGAAAATGTTATGGCAAATCTTTTTGTGCAATTCAACAACAAAGAATTATCCGGCCCGTCCGCTATCAGAGGAATTGACCAACTCCGGGAACTCTCACCGCTTAAGGCTGCGGAGTATGAAGCAAAAATACTCGGCGGAGGGGATAACCCTGCGGCAAAAGAAACATACCTTGCTTTAGACGCAATTATACAAGCGAACAAACCAAAGTCAAACGCGCCGGCTGATGAAAAGATTAACTATGATAAAAATGCACAAGACGTCCGCCAAGCAATATTTCAGGCGTACTTTGACGGAATACGCGGGGAAGACCTTGCACAGCTTGTGGAAGGATACCGGAAGGAAATGGCATCGAAGGTTTTACAAGAAGCATTCCAGAAAGGGACAATCGGAAGCACCGGAGCATTCGGCTCCGCTGACAAGACAGCGACCGCATTCGCCTACCATTCCAATCAGGGTAATCTTGACCTTCGTTACAGCGAGCGTACCACAGATGCCCGCAGACCAGAGGACACTACAACATTGACCATTGGCGGGGAGAAAGCAGAACAGGTAATGCAGCAAGCAGCGGAGAAGAATAGAGATTGGGCTAACTATCAGCTCTACAAAAAGGGCCTCCAACTGACGGGTATAAATTACGAAAAGGACGCAGGAGGAGACAGAAACGGGCGCGTTAGCTACAGCGCCTCTGACGGTAACACATACCGGATAAACGCAGAGAGCGAAAACGGCAGCCGGTTCCTTGAACGATTTGAAAATGGCCGCTGGGTACGTGTCAATTTCAGAGACATTCCATACACCGCCCCGCCGAGAGGGACATTGAACAAATATTAGGAGGATTTTGTAGGCCCTGGTTATTACGATACAAATTTGTCACAACGACTCCAAACCCTCACAGAAGCAGCCCAGCAACGCAGGACACAGATAGACCAATACACCGCGCCCATTAGGGAAGAAGAACAAGCGCGGACAGATTACTACCAAGCCCTGCGAAATAAATACAGCGATTACCCGGCACTGAAAGACGGCGACTATGACTTTCTTGATGCAGCGCAGACCATAATCAATAACCCCGGATTTGAAGGCGACGTACAACTAGAACGTGACCGGATATTTGCCGCATCAGTATATGCGAATGCGCTAAACCAGCCGATGGACGTAGCGTACCAGAACCTTGACGTTTTTCATGAACAATGGACAGGTCGGAAATTTGCAAAGAAGACCGGAGTACAAGCTGTACTAGACAGCTTTGGAGTTTCCTTTTATTCGCAGTATTTGAATTCTTTAGCGAAGGAATACCACGAATCGGGACAAGACCCTGCTGTACTTAAGGCAATGCAGGAAGTCACAGGAAAATTAAATAAACTTCACGATAACGTACCGAAGATATGGCAGGACGAATACGTCAAGCAGGGAGGCTGGGCCGACATCGGCGCTTTTTTCAGAAGCTTATCAACCAGCGCCGGGGAAAACATTATACCAATGGGTATGGCAATCGGCGCCGGAGCGATAGCATCGACAGGAGTGGGAGCGATAGCGGAAGCGCTCGCACTGCCGGCAGGGTTAACAGGGGTACTCGCGACCGGGGCTTCAATGGCAGCCGTGGCAGAAACAACGGCATCACAAACTGTCGGCCTCGAATATTTAGACCTTATTAACCAAGGCATACCAGATGATATCGCTTGGACAAACGCGAACATATCCACACAGATACAGGGAGCCATCGAAGCGGTAGGCGGTGGTGTGGTCAGCGGGACGACAAAAAAAATAATCAGCGCAGCCACACCCAGCATAGCAGAAAAAGCGATCACAAAGTGGTTCATCAAAGGGAAAATGGGAGCCGGTGCGAAAATGGCTCTTGATTATATTCAAGAAGTTGCAGGGGAAGCCTTCGAAGAAGGTACCCAGCAGATAACCAGTGTCGTTTTTTATAATCGCGCATCGGAACAGGCAAACGCCCGCAGGAATGAACTACTGGAGAAGATATACGCCGAGCCGTTGGAAGATGTCCGCAAGGGGCTGGAAAAGGAACTTGAGAAGCACCCCGAACTTGCCAAAAAAGAATTTGACGAGGCATGGAAGGAAATCAGGGAAGCCACTATAGGCGGATTTGGTACCGCCCTGCTGCTGGGTATTCCCGGAGCGCGGATAGGCTACCAGAATAATTTACAATCGGCCCAAACAATCGCAAACATAGCGCAGGCCGCACCCAACGAAGCCACATTTATAGAAACCATCAACAAAGCGAAAGAACAGGGATTTGATCTATCAGTTTTAGAAGGAATGAAAACCGATGTAGAAAAGACTCTACTCTCTGACATTTTTCGAGTACAGCAGGAACGCATGACGCCTGAACAGCGTGAGGCAAAAAAAAAGGAAGCGGAAGACGCTACGGCCCTCGCCGAAGTTACCGACTACCGGAACGCGGAGACCGTAGAGCGCGTAGATGAGGAGACCGGAGAGACAATTACCGAACTGGCAACGCCGGACACAGAGAACATATACCGCGAGGAAGGCAGGCTGGAAGTTGCCGAGTACACGGACACCAACGAGGACGGCAGCGTTAATGGACGGTTTGTGGCCGGAGACCCCCGCATTGAGGACAAAGAGCAATCTGGCGCCAACCAGTACGGCTACATCAATTACACCGAGAACGAGAACACCGTCACCATTGACGATTTCAAAATGTTAAGCGGGTACGAGAGTATCCGTCAGCAGTTATATGACCAATTCGCGGAAAAGTTTGCCGGGAAAGAAATTGTCTGGAACCCCAGAAACGAACAAAACATTGCTATCCGCGATCAACTGATAAACCAGAACCCACAAGGCCCGAAGGCAGGGCTGAACTATTACGAAAAGGGGGAACAGCCAAACGTCAGTAATGAAGCCCGGCAGGTAGCAGAGCGGTTTACACCGTACATGACAAAAAGTACCCCGCTTGAGATAGCCCTCGCAGCGGAAGCATTCGGAGCATTTTACCGGCGCAGGGGTGAAAGCCTTAATGGGGCGATGAACCGGCTGCTGGGGAGCGTAACGAATACGGCGCCGGAAGCCGTGAAAGCCGCACAGAGTGAAGGCAAATTTGTGAAAGGCGCTACCTGGCTGGAGCAGACAGCCGAGGGAATGAGGCGCATTGTATACCTGAATAAAAACGCCTCGGACGCATCGACCGTATTACACGAAACCAGCCATGCCGTAGCAAGCGACTTTACAGACGCGGAACGGCGCATCGCAGCCCGCGCCCTGAACGGGTACAAATTAAAAAACGGTACAACGGTTTACTTTGATGAGGACGGCAGCCCCTGGACTGATGAGCAGCATGAAGCATTCGCGGAGGCCATGGAAAATTACTTTACCAACGGCACCGCGCCCAATGAGCACATAAAGGGACTGTTTGAGCGGATCAAAGAATTCATGAAACGCATCTACCAGACCATGAAAGGCTGGACGGAACTTTCCCCCCAGGTAGAGGAATTTTATAAAAAATTATTCAGCGGGGAACTGGTAGACCAGGCAAGGGCAGAAACCGGCTTACAAGCCCCGCAGGAAGCCCATAGCGAGGCGCAAACAGAAAAAACGATAAATGATACGGAAAGGGTAGAGAACGCAACCACAGCCCCGCAGGACACCGCCAGAGCAAAAACACATACAGCCACATACAGCCACACAATAGAGCAAGCCAAAGCGGAGCGTGACGCTATAATCAACAGCCCCGATATTCCCCTGGAAGAAAAAGCGCAAGCCGTACTGGACGCGGCGGGTGATGCGTTGTTCCAAACAGACAATGCCGTTACTGAACAACTAAATAGAGTATATGAGCAATACCACAACCAAGACGGAACCGCAAAGGAAGGCTGGTTAAAGGCGCCCAACGGAAACGACACAAACCTTACAGAACGGCAATGGCTTATGGTCAGAACCGATAACTTCAAAAACTGGTTTGGAGATTGGGAAATGCTGGCAAGAGCAGGAATTTATCAAAAGGGAATGGGGTATACCGAAGCCCAAAACAAACTATTATCGTTACTTGAAACTGAAAAGCCATTATTACGGAACTTGAAAACTGGCGAAGAAGTATTGTTAAGCAAAACATCAATAGGGAAGTTGATTTCAAATACAGCAGCAGGCAAATCTATTCAAAATGGTTTTACCAGAGAACAACATTATGCAGTAGCTTCTGACATTGAGAATATATTTTATAACGCGGAAAAGTTATTTGAGCGTCCAGATAAAAGCAACGATCCTAATGTAAAAATTCATAGGTATGCAACACCGCTACATTTTGGCGAAAATATAGCGCTTATTACTGTCAAAGAAAGCATCCAACATGGAAAGAGAATTTATACCGCTGAATTGATGGAAATAAAAAAGCTCGAAGGTATATTAAAAGAGGCGGAAAATACCGCACACTTTCCCTCTTCGAGCTCCACATATAATAATCTAATACAAAAAATAAAATCCGTCAACCCCGATTCCGTATCAAAAATTGTAGACAAGAACGGGGAGCCGAAACTTGTATATCACGGAACTCATGCCGAGTTTGATATTTTTAATCGGGAAAAAGTAAAACTTAATGATGCAGGATGGTCAGGTGAAGGCCATTATTTTTACGAGGATTACAATGAGGCGGCACAATATTCAATGGGAAAAGACGGACACATCATGGAGGTTTTTCTAAATGTTCGGGAGCCTTATAATTTAATCGATGAAGAAAGAACTGAACTTGTTGACAGAGATAATCGGGAATACTCCATTGAATTTTCAGAAGGATTAAAAAACGACGGGTACGATGGGGTATTCTATAACGGTGATTTAAGAAAAGAATGGACAGTATTTGATTCCAACCAGATAAAATCCGCCACTGATAACGCAGGAACATTTGATCCCAATAACCCTTCTATTTTGTTTCAATTAAGCGATGAACAGAAAGAAACCATTGAAGCGGCAAAGGCTATTTATGGAATTACTTCCGACTTCCGTGAAGCAGGATACCTTCTGACCGATGGGACTATGCTCGACCTGTCCGGCAAGAATGACGGAGGCGATCCGGGGCATAGAAGCCTAGACCATCGGGAGATGAATTCCTTTGAACATAAAGGAAAAGTTTACAGCCCCGGAATGGACGGATTTATGTCGATGGGCAACATAAGGCTAAAACCGGAAATGGGAGGGATAGAATTAACAAAAAGCCCCAATAATGAACAGGCGGGCGCTTTACGGAATTATATTAGACATAACAAAGGCGATGTAATAATAGATTTTTCAAAAGAAAATCTTGACGTTGAGAACTCAATCGAATACAGCGGAGCCAATGCAGACAGGGTATTAAATGACATAAAAAATTATTATGAGAAAGGAGAACTCCCGCCCGAAGTCCCGGTATTATTCCAAACGGCATGGAATGGCAGTATAGCCATGTTTGACCGCTTCGATAATTACTACGCGGGAAAAAGCGGATTTGAAAAGACCCACGGCTGGGGACATTCCTTCTACAGCAAGCGCGAAGCCGCAGACTGGTTCAGCAAAAAACTGGAAGAATACAAAGGCGCATCAGGTTGGCTTTATGAAGCGAAGATACCCGATGATACAGAACTCATAGAATGGGAAAAACCATTGAGCAGCCAGCCTGAAAAAGTAAAGAATACCGCCGTTCAGTTAATCACATGGAATAAAGACGGCAAATCAAATTTTAATGACGCCTATAATTTGCGGCAATTTAAAGATGGTAAGTACGGTTTTTTCAGATCAATCAATGGAAAAATGAAATGGGCGGCCATTGAAGAAGCACAGACAGCCGCAAAGTCAGAAATTATGAAAGCCCTCAATGGCAAAGACTTTTATACCGGCATTGCTGAAATAATCGGAGAAAAAAACACATCCCTCTTATTAGACAGCATGGGGATTAAGGGCATAAAGTATTTGGACAAAACCACTGAAAAAATGGGTTTGCCGGTTTCTCACAGTTATACCGTATTTGGAGATCAAGCCATAGCAATGACACCGCTTCTCTTCCAAACCGAAGACCGGAACATGACAGAGGAAGCCGCATCATTTGACAGCTACAAAGAATGGCGCAGTTTTACCGAGACATTTTTTGAAGCCCCTATGGGTGATTACGAATACGAAAAGTGGACATTTTCGGAAGAACAAATAGACGCATGGTATAAAACATTCTGGGATAATGCCCGCAAAGCAGTGAACTCAACAGATGAGACCCAAGAGACAACCAGCGAAGGAAAGGCAACGCCGGCTGAACTTGACCGTGAGTTTAATGAGCTGATAGAAGAACCGGGCGCCCTTGAGGATTTCGTAGAGACGGCTTCCGCAATGCACAACGAGGACGGGCGCTGGGGAGCGGTTGACGAGAAAGATGCCGAAGCCGCAGACATCATTCGTCGGAAGCTGACACATCCCACATGGCAATCAATATTCAAAGCCCAGGGCAAAATGGGACAGACACAACGGAAGCAGCTCCTGACCATGATCAAGAACTCACCCAGGGAATATAGGGCGATTTATGCTGCAGTAATGGAGCGGGAGGATATGGCCGTAAGCGCGGAAGATGCCACAGCAGAAGCCCTGAAATACCGTATCACCGACAGCCGCAAACAGGACGTGGACAGCTTGACCCCGGAGAAACTGCGCCAACTGGCGGAGGACATTGATGTTGAGGAATTCGCAAAGAAGATCAGGACAGGCAGCGCACAGTTTAATGACCCTATAGAAAAAATATATATTAAGCGCCTACAGGAACAAATAAAACAGGGGGAGGAAACATTAAAAGAAATCAGTACCGACCGGCAGGAGGACAATGAGTATATTGAGCGCATAGCAGGGAAGCAATTTCTGCGAACCTTTGACCGTGTCCTGAAAGCCCGCGAGGATATTACCAGAAAGAATGAAAAGCTCGACAAGGCAATCAAGACGAGAGAGAAGGACGCCGCGAAAATAACATGGCAGTTACAACGGGCAAATGCCAACTACAATAGCATTGTACAGACACTTGAAGCCCTGACCAGAGCGCAGCAGCTTGAAGTAAATATACAAGAAGCCCTATCTGAACAGGCAATAAAAGACTATGCAAAATCAGCAAAAACCGAAGCGACCCTGACTGTGGCACTGGCCCGCAAAGCAGCCAGAGAAGAATTGAGGACACACCTTGCGGAACTGAAGGAGAAACAACAAAAAGCGAAAGAAATCACCAAAGCCAAACGCGGAGTAATAAAAAGAATTAACCGCAAGGCAAGCCCCCAAAAGGTGAACGCGGATCAAGGTATGGCCATAGCGGTAATCCAAAGGTTTGCGGAACCTTCGATGAATAAGGGCGTAAATGAGTTTATGGGCGAGATAGAGCAGCACGACCTGCGGCCTGTCTATGAAGCATGGAAAGTAGACGAGCAGCTACGGAACGATTTACTGAAGGACAAAAATAGAGCTACTCAAAATAAAATGCGCCGCCTATTCGGCAAAGAGAAATTTGAAGACCTGACAAATGATGAGAAAAAGTACCTGTCCCGGAAAATCGCGCCTGTGGACTGGATAGAGGAACTCGGCCTGGAAGAAATAAGCGCCCGGAGGAATGAAAATTATCCAATCAGCGAAGCCGAAAGGCAGATAGCGCAACAGTACCTGCCCGCCGACGTTTATTACCGGATCATGGATAAGCCGTTCTCCCAATGGACGCTTGCAGAAGCGGAGGAACTGGCAAAAATAATTGACGACCTGACCGTCCAGGGAAAACAGATTTACAAAGCCAACATTGACGCGGAGCAAAGAAGAATACGGGCATACCAGGTTGCGGTAAGGGATACGCTCCGTACCGTGAAACCGGGAGCGACACCGGAAGAAGAGGAGAAAATACTCAATAAGTACGACGAAGGAATGGAAGGGACGGAAGAGTCGGCGGCAATGCGCAGGAAATTGCAAGGAAAATTCCCCAAATATGCCAATATGAACGTCTACCGCTTCGCCCGGATGCTTGACAACGGGGACACCAACGGCAAGAACAGCGCAGCCCTGTACCGGATGGCGAGGGACGCGCAGAACAATGAACTGGTAGCTAAAGACATCCGCTATGAAAGAATGCAAAACCGCCTGAAAGCGTTGAACGTTAAAACAGATGAGCTATGGCAAAAAACCGTAACGCTTGACCTGGGCGGGAAAATGGGAAATAAAAAATTTACCGCCTGGGAACTGCTCGGCTTTTTAATGGCGGCCCGCAATGATTACTCACGGGCGGCGGTAGTCGGCGGAAATATGTTACTGGAAAGTGAGCGCGGCGATTTCCAGATACAAGGAATAACAAGAGAGGAAATAACCCCGCTTGACTTAATCGCCGCAGACCGTTTTGCAAAAGTAAATGAAGCCGCGCAAAAACTTGTCGCGGAAAATCCGAATTATCAAAAACTTATGGACGCATTCGATGAGGACTTTGCCGAGAGCGGACGGAGATCGGGCGATGCCCTGCTCCGCTACAACAACACGTTTATGGACTTCGTCAAGAACTACTTCCCCATGCACCGGACGGAAGCAGTAAGTTCCCAAACAGCAGACGCGAAAGTCGCAAGGGATTTAATGGGATCATCGGCGGGAGCCTTTACTATGTTTGTGGAAAAAGGCTTCACCAAAAGGCGCGTGGAAATCCCCATACAGTACCAGACCGGCATTAAGCTGGACTTATTCGCGGTATGGGCCGAAGCCGTGGAGCGGGAAGAACACTTTATAGCGTACGCGCAGACGGTAAAAGACCTGAACAAAATCTATAAACAGAGCAGGCCGGTAAGGAACGCGGTACAGCTCCGCTATGGGCGGGACGCCGTCAAATATATTGACAAATATATTAACGAACTGGCGAACCCGGATACAGAAAAAACGAAGAACGCGCTTGACGGCTTTATCAAGAATATGCGCGGGAACGCTGCGGCGGCGTATCTTAGCTTTAATGTTACCAGCATTATAAAACAGGCTATCACAAGCCCAGCGCCTTTTATTGCCTATATGAATCCGGTTGAGTATTTGGGAACTCAAATAGAATATGTCGCTCACCGTGAGGCAAAATTGCAGGAGATTACGGAATTAAGTCCGTACATGAAACACCGGAGCGCGAACATGATGGTTGAAATGGTGAAGGAGAAGGCAAAGCAAAGGGTTGAAAATAAAGCGGATGCGGCAATCAGTACTATAAGCGGAATAGGCATGAAAGGGCTTGAATGGATAGACGAAATATGCGTGGCCCCCGGCTGGATGGTTTTATTCAGGAAAGAACAACAAAGGTTGACAAAAGAAAATACCAATGGTACTATGAGCGAGAAGGATATAAAAGTAAAAGCAGCCCAATACGCGGATGATATTGTAAGTATAACCCAGCCGTCCGGGTACGCGATGGACATACCCCCGCTTTTCAAAGGCAATAACGAACTCGGCAAAGCCTACCTTCAATTTACTCAAAGCCTTAGCAATATCTGGCAAAATGTACGATACGATATGCCGCAGATGATGCGCGATCACAGGTATAAAAACGCCGTTGGAACAATAATCGGGTATACCATCGCCGGAATAATGCTCGGAGCAATTACCGCAGGCTTTGACGATGATGACGATGAGGAAAAAAAGGCGAAAAAACTTGCATGGTGGGCGACGTTACAATTCACAGACGCATTTCCTGTTATTGGCAATGAAATGACATACCTAGCGGAGCAGATGATTACCGGAAAGCCGCATTATACCAGCGGGGCAAACCTGATCCCCGCATTCCAAAAAATCAAATATGCCGCGCAAACAGGATTAAAAGGGATTCAACAAGGGGATTTCAATATGATGATGAAAGCGGCGGCGCAGGCGGCGGAAGGCGCGGCCATATACAAGGGGCTGCCGGTATCTGGCATAAAAACAGTGGGGCGTGTTTTAGGCATTGGAGACGGTGACGGGGAACTGGACTTTAACCCCGGCGCTTTAGCAGGAAGAAGGAGGTAGAGTGTAATATTCAATGAAAAAACCCAGGAAATTTATAACCTGGTATCACCATTCCCCTCTCAATTTACAATACCATTCGTTTACAACAAACAGGAACACATCAAGTGCTGCTGGCAAAGGAAAGTGACTGGGCCGTTCCCATACGAAGAAAGGCACTGGCTATGGGGTAACGAATACACCGTAACAAAAATCACAGACCAAAACACAGGCGGAACGCTGACTTTGCGCACTCAACTCCCCCCGCAGGCGGAGCAGCTTGTAATCCGGCGCGTTACACCAAAAACCCAAGAAATAGACATACAAAATGGAAACAGACTGACCGCTGATATCATTGAAGATGCAAACGATAAAGTAACGATGCAAATCCAGGAAATCGCCGAACAGGTTTTGAACAATGACGACGAACAAAAAATACTGCAGGAATTGGGAACTGCTCTTACAAAAGTGGATAATAAAATAACCGCGGCAGGAGAGCAGGTACAGCAGTTTAGAGACGACATTAATAATGCGTTATCTGTGACAATTGCTTTAACGCGTCAAGAAAATACCAAACTCGCGCAGGCGATAGAAGCGGAGGTGTTGGAGCGGAATAGGATAGACAACGCCATCGTAACGTCGTTAAACGGGCATATGGAATACCTTAATCGACATATGTCCACGGAGGAGCAGGCCCGGCAGCAGGGGGATACCACCCTGCAAAACAATATCAATGCCGAAGCGCAGGCGCGGCAGCAGGAAGATACCAATTTAACCGCAAGAATCAACAGCGTAGAAAATTTGGGTGACTATGCCGGGGCTTTTGACACTTACGCATTACTGCCTAAAAATAAAAGCGGTTTTACGAGAGTTGTCACGGTCAATGACTTTGTAACGATACGGGCAGACGAGAATAAAAACGGCATGGCTACCCGTTATATAGTTAGCGCGATAAACGGCGATGCTATTACGTGGACGTATGATTTTACTTATTCTACGGATATAACGGGTAAGGCTGACAAAGTAACCGGCGCGGTAAATGGCAATTTTGCGGCTTTGGATGCAAACGGGAATCTCATGGACAGCGGCGCGGGATACAACAGTCTCGAAGCGGCAATAGAAACGGCGGTAGAAGCGGAAGCGCAGGCACGGCAGCAAGGAGATACCAACCTTACACAGGCGATAGAAGCGGAAGAACAGGCACGGCGGCAGGCGATAGAAGCGGAAGAACAGGCACGGCGGCAGGCGATAGAAGCGGAAGAACAGGCACGGCGGCAGGCGGTAAGTTTGATGATACCTGCCGACGACAAAGGCGTAGCCAATGGGGTTGCGACTCTGGATGCGGACGGTAAAGTACCCGCAGCGCAGTTACCAGCAAACAGCGGAGGCGGGGGCGGCGGGGACGGTAAAAAGTATGCGACCTTCGTAATTGGCAATACTGGCGCCGGGCATACTGCGGATAAGGTTGACTACCTGTGTACCGGTACAGATGATGGAGTGGTTATCAATGCCGCTATAACGGCGCTTCCGGCAGGTGGAGGAAAAATTATACTGCTTGAGGGAACATACAATTTAAGCAATAGCATTAATGTCTATAAAGATAATATTACGATACAGGGTATGGGGAATTCAACAATACTTAACGGTTCTTATTCTCTACCATCAATAGTTTTGCGCTGTAGTCACAGTAAAATTGACAGCCTACAGTTTACCAGAACACGATCCGGCATCGGCATTTACATCGAAATCGGAGCAAATAATAACACAATAACCGAAAACACATTCAGCGGCCCCAACATCACGTACGCCATTATTGCCTACAACATCAACAGCAACCTGATAACCGGAAACAACTGCCGTAGCGGCGCTTACGGCATACAAGTCTCCGGCAATGAGAATATGATAACCGGAAACAACTGCAGTAATGAAAGCAACGACAACGATTACTACGGCATACAAGTCTCCGGCAATGAGAATATGATAACCGGAAACAACTGCCTTAGTAATCACGTCCTCAATAATAAAGCTTACAGCATAAAAGTCTCCGGCAATAAGAATATGATAACCGGAAACAACTGCAGTAATTACAACATCAATAATAAAGCTTACGGCATAAAAGTCTCCGGCAATGAGAATATGATAACCGGAAACAACTGCAGTAATTACAACATCAATACCTTCAACTATGGTATTTGTATAGAAAGCGGCAATAATAACATAATAAACAATAACATTGTAAAAGCCACTTGTAGTAATAATTATTGTCAATCATACATGTCTGCATTCTACATAGAAACTACGAACTACAATTCTGTCTGCGGAAACAATATACGGGGCGTTACCAGCAACGGCGGTAACGCGTATACCCAAGACGGCTCATCTCCCGCCCCGCTGCCCGGTTCAGCCACCACTATAGAAGAGGACATCAGCGGTAATGTATTCGGGTTTAATATCGTTTAAGGGGGGAAACACTGACGCCGCTCTACAGCAATCAGCCTGACGGCAGGAGTGAAGAAAATACTTCTACCTGGGCTTCGCGGATTTTATCACGATCACCAGGGAGACGATGCGCGGAGTACCGTTCAAGCATAGAAATAGTTTTATGCCCGGTTTGCGACTGTAAGAGCTTGTCCTCGATTTTATTCCGCATATAGGTAGTGAAGAAATGCCGCCAGCCGTGGAAGGAGAACCCTTTTGCCGCGGCTTCGCTTAACCCAGAGGCCACCAGGGAATTCCGCAGGCCGGTAATGAAAAGTTTCTGCTCCATTGGTTTTTTTGCGGAAAGGCTTGACCAGAA